TAGGCGTGGTCCGTGATCGTGGCGCCTTGCTGAACGGGGTGCTGGGTGATCTCAAGGTCGTCGCTTGCGATTTCCTCGAGAGTCACCGTGGCGTTGAACGGCCCGATCGAACGGCGTGGGATGATCGTGGCCGGAGTGCTCGGGTTGAGCATGGTCATCGTGCTGCTCCTTTCATATTCCGGGCCATGTCGGCGTTGACCCGGTTCTGCTGTCCTGCGACGGCTCTGGCGGTAGCATCAGGATTGCCCGCACCTTGCACCACAATCTGCGTCTGCTGGCTCACGCTCTGGTTGCCACCAGTCACAGCAGCGGCTGCTTGAGGTGTCGGGGTCAGAGCCGGCTTGGGCGCGCTGCCACCACCGAAGAACCCAGCAACTGCGCCGACGAAGTTGCCGATGCCCTCGCCTAGGTTCTTGATCGTCTCCCAGGCGGAGGTGAAGATACCGATGACACCGTTGACTAACTCGCCCACGGCATTCCATGCGCCTGAGAAGTCACCCATGAGCAGGCTGATCAGAGCATCGACGGCGGCGAACATGACCGTGAACGCGCTGGCCAGCAGGTCACGCAAGGCTCCGATGGCGGCCATGGCTGACGTGATCGCAGGCTCCCAGGCCGACCAATCGATCAGGCTGTCACCGCCTTCCTTCCAGGTCATAAAGTCATCAACCAGCAGCGCGATGGCGGCGGCCAGCGAAAGGATCATGCCGATGGGCGTGGCCAAGAATGAGAGGTTCAGGAACTTCCAAGCGGCGGCAGCTGCTAAGATGTAGCCAGCCCAGCCGTCAGTTGCGTCGTTGACCTTGACCAAGAAGCCGATGATGGCTCCGATGGCGGAACCTACACGGCCCACGATCTTGATGAACGCCTCGGCGATGCGCAACACTACATTGATGATGGGAGTCACCGCGTTGATGATCTTGGGCATGTTCTCGACCAAGAACTTGCGCAGCGTGTCGATGCCGTTCTTGATCTGCCCCATGAACTTGAGNCCGACAGCCGATTTGATGGCGTCGAACGTCATCTTCAGGCGGTCCATGCTATCGTTGAACTCGCCCGACTGCTCAGCCGCCTTGTTGGCATCGATGCCGGCGTTCTTGTACAGCTGGTCGAACTCAGCGGCAAGGCCAGACACGTCGGTTGTGAGGGCGTTGATCATCGTAGGATCGATGCCCAGCTTCGACAGCACGGCCATCTGCTCACCGCGACCCATGTCCTTGATCTTGTCGCCGATCTCGGCCATGAGGACCGAGGTGTCCTTCAGGTCGCCGTTGCTATCCTTGGCCGACAGGCCCAGGTCCTGGAAGACCTTGGCACCGCGGCCCAAGCCCAGTGCAGCNTCACCTGCCACGCGGCTCAGGTTCTCGATCGATGAGTTGGCCGCCTCGACGCTGGATCCGGTCAGTGTGGCCACGTAACCGAGACGCATGACGCTCTCGACAGTGGTGTTCACACGATCAGCGAGGTCACCTACTGCGTCGAACTTGTCTGCGACACCTGCNACGAATGCGGTGATTGCGCCAGCAGCTGCAACCGCNGCCGTGCCGATTGCGCCGACGGCGATGGTGGCACTGGTGATGCCAGAGCTGAACTTGGACAGGCCAGCCTCGTCGATCTGAAAGCCGAGGCCAACCAGAAACTCCTTGATGACTTCACCGTTCATGTGTTGGCCTCCCGATACCGCATCTCGTTCTCCTCTTGCACGTCCAGTGCATCATTCATCAAAGCAACATCGGCCAGGCTGAGAGTGCAGTCGATCAAGCTTTCATACTTGCACATTCCTCTCAGCACTGGCCGGAGCAACCAGTCCTCCCCATCGGGAAGCGAAACCCACTTTACCGGCCTTTTACTTTCTGGGCTGCTTCTTTCAAATCCGAGGGGAGCGCGGCGAAAAAACCTGACATGTTGAACGTCAAGGCCTCCCACGCCAGCTTAAGCATCTGTGTCATGCCGATGTCGTCGTACATGAGCAGGTTCTCGGTCGCGACCGGACCCCAACCCAAACCGTTCGGCTGCTTGCGGCTCACGACCTTCAGCAAGCCGAAGATGCAGTAATCAGCATCGGCATCGGAGAGCTTGGCCACGGCCGTTGCGATCGGAGGCAGGGCATCGAGACCGCCCTTGCCGCCTTGCAAAGCCGGGGCCAGCTCGCCCAGAACCGGAGCCAGACGCCGCACGATGTGGAATTGCGCGCGAGCGTCCAGCTTGCCGACACGATAGGTGTGTCCGTCCAGTTCCAGTTCCATGATCAAGCCTCAGGAGTGCCGCTGCCCAGGACGGCAGTGGTCTTGATCGCGTCGAAGGTCCATTCCATCAGACCACCTTCCTTCGCGTAGGTCACGGTCGGGCGCTTNTTGAANGCGACCTCGGTCAGGGTGATGTTGTCGCCGCGAACGGCGTCGCGCACCGTGATGGTGTTCTTGCCGTGGTTGGCGCTGGACTTGGTCTGCTGGTTGTACATCTCCTGCAGCTGCTTGTTGACCGGGCTGGTCTTGAGCAGGCGGATGGTCACCGAGCTGGCCTCATTGGCGACCAGCGAGTGCATGCCAGCACCGTCAGCACCGATGGTCATCACGCTCTTGTCCTCCATGGACTCGATGGTGATGCCCTCTTCTGCCACACCNGCGCCAGCCGCCAGGTTGATCGAGCCGCCGACGCCAGAGATGGCGGCGACAACGTCTTGGAAGGAATAAGTTGCCATGGTTGTTCTCCTTGATTAGCGGTTGACGTCGATGATGGCGTCGATCTCGTGGATGGCACCAGCCAGCTTCAGAGCGATCTGGATCGGNGGAGCGATACGCTGCTCGCGGATCGACTGGTCTTGCAGGGCCATCGGNTGGGTGTAGATGTAGAAGCCCTCAGTGAGGAACTGCCCGCGCTCCAGCTGGCCGAAGCCGTCGGCATTCCACTGGCCAGGNGCCACCANACCNTTGTTGATCGCCTCAGCNCACACGTTCGAGGCCGTGTTCACAAGCTGGTTCTGGCCGGCGTCGGTCTGCGGGATCTTCGTCTTGCTCTGGTAGAGCAGGTTGTAGAGCGANGTCTGCAGNGCNTCGACGAACCAGTCAAGGCCGTGAATTTCGTCGAAGTACGCTTGGCCACTCATCACGCCATACTGGATGATGGCGGTGTCGTTCATGTACTTCACGAAGACGTTGCAGCGCTTGGCCTTGAGGGTCTGCGCTTGGGTCTCGGTCAGCAACTCAGCGACAACGCCCGGCTCCTGCTTGTACATCAGCGTGATGGTCGAGCGGTTGGCGNTGAAGTTCACCGAGAAGGCGCGGCCGAACATCGAAGCGACGGCGTACTTGTTGGCGCTGAACGTCACGAAGCTGCGCTTGTAGCTCAGNGCCTTCAGGCGGCTGGCCATGTCAGTCGTCCATGCAGCATCGAGCACGCGGGTGTCAATCTCGGTGAAGCCGAAGATGCGGCTGATCGAGGCACCTTCGATGAAGGCGGCCACGTCNACAGCCTGATCGTCGGTCGGCATCGTCGAAGCCGCGAAGGTCAGACCGTACCACATGCCAGACATGTTGGCCAGCTCGGTGGCGCACTCGACCGGGGTCTCGGCAGCGAAGCCAGGAACCGGAACCAGAGCGGTCGTGCTGGTCAGCTTCAGCTGGGCCGAGATGTCCGTACCAGAGCCGGTGGCCGAGGCGTAGCCGACAGTGGAGGTCACGCCAGTCGTCGAGGAAGTCACCGTGAAGCGGGAACCNTCCCAGGCGATCGTGCCGCCGGTCAAAGCCGCGTTGATGACACTGGCCACACCATTCAGGTTGGTCTGAGCGCTGAAGTCGAGCGCCGACANGGTCTTGGTGACGCCGTCGATGTCGATCTTGAACGAACCAGTCGTGATCGCCGTCCAGTTGGCCATGGCCTGCTCAGCCGTGGTCAGGATGCCGCCTTGGATCAGTCCAGCAGTTGCCGTGCGCAACCAGCGACCGATCATCAGCTGCTGAGGACGGGGCGACTGGCCGAAGTACAGCGAGGCGCTCAGGTACTCAGGAGCTGAGGTACCGAAGTCCTCAGCGACCGACTCCAGATCCACGTAGGTGCGGAGGCGGTCAACACCGTTGATGACATTGGAATCACCGACGACGAGCAGCGTGCCGAAGCCACGGCGAGCCGCGGCCAACGGAGCCAGATTGACGGTGGCTCGCACCAACCGTCCGATATTCAAGCCTTGAGCCATTTTCTTTCTCCTAAAGTTATGCTGACACGTTGATGCCAGCGGTCAGCGATTCAGTGTCACGGTTGGCCGTAACGGTCCCACTTGCGCCCACGAAGTGCAAGATGTCGTAGCTGCGGCGGATCTCCCGCTGGATGGTCATCGTGATGTCCGCGCGGTCAAAGAACCGGTCATTGACCAGCTCAGGTGCATGGGTGATGTCCGAGAAGCCGTTGACACCCATGCCAGCAAGGAACAACTGCTCGCGGTTCTGAGCGATCANCTCCAGACCATCACGCAACAGCCCTGCGTTGACAAGGCAGTTCGGCCCATAGAACGCACAGAGAAGGTCCAACTCCTCGTGACGAAGCAGCGTGGCTCCACCAGCGTTGAGCTGCTCGTGGAACGCGCCTTTCTCAGGNCGCTGAGTCATGATAGCAAAGCCGCACCAATCAACGTCGATCGACGGGATGGGAGGCGGATTCTGCTGCCACATGGGGCGGACGAGGGTCGCGTTGAGCCCAGTCACTCCCACGATGACNCTCTGCAGGAAGCGGCGCAGNGCCTGGCCGTCGATCGACGACGAGGTCTGNGTCAGGTAACCGCCGGTCGCGCTTGTGTTAGGCATTGACGGCCTCCAGCTTGCAGACGGCCTTGGTGAAGCCAGCGCCGTAGTTCATGAAGTCCTCAACCACCTCGAAGACCTGATACCGCTTGCCCTGCCAGACGATGATGTCAGCATAACCACCTGGGCTCTCAGCCGTCAGCTGGCCCTTGTAGTAGACGTCGATCAGGTCAGACAGGCGGGCACCCTCGGGTACACGCTCCAAGGACTCGGTGTTGGCACCTTG